CACACCTTTTCAATGAACATGGTGGATATGGATAGGGAGAAGGGTTTAGTGAAGTTAATAGTGGAAACATTTCACTTAGATGACTTCGATGAGAAGAGAGTAGGTCCATTAACAGGAATTAGATTGATGACAAAAATCATTGCAGGATTAAAGTCAACAAGAAGGTATACAATTCAACAGTGTATGCAAGAACTAAAAGGGTTCCTACTAAATAGCGCAGCATGGTTTTGGCAATTTATAATGCTATTATGGGAAACATGCACTGATACATTGACTAATCCATCTTATGCAATGATAAACAATATCGAGTCATTTTTAAAAGAGATACTACGAAAACCGATCCTAATGAGATTAGAGACAACAGAATTTCAATCCATTCAAACAACAGAATTTGACAAAGATCATAAGTACATCTATATAAATCCTATCCAGTTAGAGGTCCAAAAAGAAAGGACTGTATACCAAACATTACCAATTCCACTTGGGCACACACACCAAAATTTACCAATAGTAAACTCAGTAACCCCAACAAATATATACTGCGGTTTAATGAAAAGGTGTGTAGGTAAAAGACCAGCCATAAACCCTGAATCAAAAGAGCTGTACAAAAAGTTCATGAAGGAATTTATGATGCCTAGGTTGAGGAGGATAGTAGATGAAGCCGCGAATAATGGAGAATTGGTATATTCATTTGATGAATGGGCAAAACACTTATCCCCCAAAAAACGCGAACTGATGAAAATAGGGTTTGAAAAATCAAAATTGAAGCAACAATCAAACCTAACCTTTAAGGCTTTAGGAAAATTTGAAAAAGTGCTAAATACTGAAAACCAGCCAAAGATAATTAGACTGGTAACATGCCAAGATATAGATACAAGAGCCGTAGCAGGACCATTCTATTACGCAGTAGAAAAGATGTGGGAAAAGTATTTCGATAGTTACTCCACACCAGGGTCAAATGAAGAAATATGCAAACAATTAGAGGATATGATTGATGATTTTGAAGAACCATCATGTATGGAAGATGATGTCAAAATGTACGACGCATCTAATAAAGAATTCCACCTACAGTATGATGTGGAGATTTATGATTACATATTCTCAAAAATGCGCTTTGATACAGATTCAAAAGATGTAGAAAGTATTTATAGATCAGTTAACCTTCATATAAAAGATTATGATTTCGAGTTTAATATAAGACATGACGGAGTCGTACCAAGTGGAAAGAATAACACCACAGAAGCCAATACAAAGAGAAACGCCATAATGCACATATTTGTGGCATGGTTGGCTGGATTGAAAGTAAAAACATTAAAGTTCCAGAACGAATTTGAAGATGTTAATGGGAAATTTGATGTAAAGGTGAAATCGAAAGGGGATGATGGGGTAACAATAATAGAATATGCTAAGTTGAACCAATATCTCTCAAAACTCCACATGGTATTTGCGGGGATTAAAAAGGGCTCCACAGGGATGGGACAAACATTGAAAAGGTGTAGAATAAGAGACGTACTTCACATAGATTTTTTATCGCTAGAATTTCATATGAGAGAGGATGGTTCATATTTCTCAACACGCCCACTACAAAGACTTTTACAATCGACCCCATGGAGTTCAAAAGTTAAATCACAATTTGATGTGATTAAAGCCAAGGAAATAAACTGGTGTGAAGGATTAAACATGATAGCGACATATGGACAGTTACACTTTTTCAGGGAGTTTGCAAAGATTATGATCGAATCTGGCAAAGAAGTAACAGAAGAACAATATTATGAACATTTCTCTGATTGGAGATCAACAGTTGTCCCTACTTTCAAATCACAACCTAAAGGAAAGGAAACTGATAATTTCATATACAATAATTACTTGTTAGAGTATCATAGAATAACACAAAAAGAAGTAGATTCATTTATAACTGAGTACAGAAAAGCTTTAAGCTATGGAATTATACATCACCACTTGGTGGATAATGTATTCAGCTATATCCCAAACTCATATATTTATGAGGAGGGAGTTTTGAGGGAAGAACCAGAAGAACCAGTCATAAGATCTAATGTAGTCGTAACAAAAGATAAATTAATATATAATTTAGACTACAGACATGAATTGGCTCTATTAGAGGACGCAGGATTTAGAGATGTAAAAATATTATTCAATGCAACAAAAAATATTGATATAATAGCTATTACAATTCCAGTGGATAAGTTAGAAAACTGCATGGCCTAAGCCAATAGAAAAATCCACCAACAAAAACAACGTTCTATCAACGGAATGGTAGCGTTTAGGTGCGTTAAGCCTATATCCTAGAGAACTAGGCCACTAATG